ATAATGTGGATTATTTTCTTTTTGTTTAGCTACAATATTTAAGAAAAAAGAAATCCATATGGCTTCGTTTCTTTCGTATCCACCATATGTGTTTTCTTCAGTTGACTTATTCATAAGCTTAATAGCTTCGAATACGTCATTGTCCTCTATAAGTTTTATCATTGTTGGTTTACCTTTGATTGCAAATCAGCAAAATTAGTAGACTCTCTAATATCCTTAAGCAACTTTATGTTTTGTTGTTCAAGATCATTAAGTAGTCTAACCATTTCAAGTAATGTAAAATCTAAAGCAGATTGTTCTGTGATAGGAGGGTTTTGAATTGACATTACTTAATGCCTCCTTTTAGAACACCTAACTGCATACCAGATATATTCCATGCTTTTGTGTTACTACCTGTATAACTGCTACTAGTATCTGCAGCTGCATCATCAACTCTATAGTTTAAGAAACGACCTGTAATACGAATATCAGTTTTATAAGAACTTGCAACAGTAAAATCATTTACAGTTAACTTGTTTGCTTTAGAACCTGTCTGTGTATTATCTTCAGGTGTTGTTAAGTAAGCTAACTCTCCAGGGTTATTAGTAGACCTTGCACGTATCTGTAAGGTTGCCCTTTGAGGCTCACCACCTACAGTAACGATTGTTCCACCATCAGCCCATAAAGCAATACTGCTTAATGTTTCAGTATCAAAGTTAGGGGTAATAGATAGTTGTTCTCGCTCTGCATAAGATATGTATGGTGTACCACCAAAATCAAAACCTAGATCTGCTGACCTAATACGATTAAACAATGTTCCAGATGTGTATCCACTTTCTGCAAAGATAGGGAATATCTTATTAGGGTTAGTTTGATTGCTTGACCACGGTCTTACAATATCAAACGTAGTACTAATAGATGTTCCTGTAGTGCTTTGAGTTGGACTTCCAGCTGCTACTAAGGTTCCTTCTGCTGCATTGGTTAACGATGTTGTTGTTGGAGCAACACTAGCCGCTACTACTTGAGTAGCAGGACTAAACGCTGTAACATAGTTAGCTGTAGAACTAAACTGACTAGGACTAATTACAATACTTGTAGGTGCTGATGTACTATCAGGTGTTACAATCAATGCGTTGTTAGTGCTAATCTGTGCCAAAGCTGCTAGTAATGCGCTTTGCAAGGTAGCTACAGTACCATTTGGTTTAGCTAACTCTGTAGAGTTTTGTGTAGCGTCAGCATTATAATACAAAGCAAGGTATGCTGCATCACTAGCTGCCCCTGAGTCACCATAAGTATCATCATTAGCTGCTGCAGTAAAGTTAGGGTCAAGTAGTCTCCCTGGACCCTCACCATAATGCCTATCAAAGATTACACTACTACCACTTGTTGTGTTAATTGTAATCGTGACCCTTGTCATTTTTGCATAGATAGGATCTACACCATCAGTAACTGCAATATTACTTCCTGTAGAGTTGGTGATAAGAGGGGACACTAACGTACCTGTTCTTGTGTCACCATTAACCACTGTATAAGCAAATGCACCTGTAATAGCTTTTCTATCTACAGCTGTAAAAGTTAACACAGCATTAGAACGGGTTACAGTAAAATGAGTTGTATCTGTCCATGCTGCTTGCAAAGCTGTAGCTATTTGTATAGCAGTAACTTCAGCTGTGTTTTGAGTGCCTGGGTTGTAAGCAGGATAGGTACTTGTATTATCAAAGTTTATTGTAATTGGGTTACCTAAAGGTGGTGTAAGAGTTACACGATCTGTTGTTGTGTGTGCTGCTACACCTGCTATTGTTTGAGCACCTGTAAAATTACTACTGCTAAAACCAGAAGGTAATGTACCTGTGCTGGTTATTGCAACACTAAAGTTGTTAGTTATTACCCCTACTGTAGCAGAGGTAGCTGTCACAAGACCCGTACCTGTAGTTGTAGACCACCCACTGTTGGCGTTTACAAGCCCACTGACAGCCGTTACAACTGTTGCCCTTGACTGAGTACCACTAAGTACTGTAGAGCTTGTTGTAGAGTCTGGAAAGGTTACTGTAAGAACTGGTTGCGGTATGCTATTATCTACACCTGTAGTTACTACTGTAACTGAGTCAGTAAGATTACCACCAAAAGTAGTTTCTGTATAAGATGTACCGCTATAGCTAGTTGCAAAAGCAATTGTTAAGGCACTATGGTTACCACCACTAACAGAAGTAAACCTTACGTTGTTTCCATTAGCTGCAACACCATAGATAGCACTAGAAGAACCATTAAAGACAGTAAGAGCAGATAACTTAGTAATGATATCATCTCTAATCGCCGTTTGAGATGTAAGACCTTTTGCAAGAGTAATTGTCTCGTTGATCGCACCTTGTACCCCACTTACGGCAGGAGCCGTTATTGTCATTGAAATAGCAGGGCTAAGTGCTGCAGTGATTCCATATACACCAATACCTGTAACTGTAGAGCTAGGGGATATATTAGTTGTTGATCCACTTCCTGAAACTGCAAAAGTAGAAGTACTAAATGCACGAGGTCCAGGAACATCTGAAGTTAATGTAAGAACATTAGTAGATGCTGTAGCTGTAAAATCAGCAAGTGCATTATTTGCATTAATGTAATCACGTATTGCTGCAACAAACTGTGTCATAGTAATTGTAGCACCATCCGCATAGTCAGTACCAAGAATAGCACTTGCGGGAAAACTAACATTACCAATAGTACTATCACCATTTATAACAGCACTAGCACCACCATCAAGATGTGTAGTTTTATTTCTGTCATAAGTAAATGTAGAACTTGAAGGATATGTAAGTGTGCTTGCTGCATTAACTGTATTTGGCCCAGTGTCACCTGTAACTGCAAGATCTACTACCTCTAACACATCAGTAGTAAAATTACTAAATGTACTAACAGCTACTGTTTTAGCTGCTTTAGTTCCTGTAGTAACACGAGGAGTAGCACCGTTAATTGTTACCGCTTGAATTTCCTTTTTACCGCGATTAGTATAACCTGCATTACCGCTATTGCCTGTTGCGGCAATTGTTGCAGTCGGTATACCACCACCTTTAATCGGACCCACATCTCCAGCTGCAACTGCATCAAGGTCTCTGATAGTCCACGTATTGTCTCTATAATTCCAGATAAGAGCTTCATCACATTCACCTCCAGTTGAGTTTAGTGTAGGATAACACACCCATATTTCTTCTTCTTGATGATTCTGAAGGGTAAACAATTGACGTTCATGTATAGGGTTTAAGTTATTATAAAAGTATTGGGTTACCCTTTTACCTGATAGCGACTGTATATTTCCTGGGTTTCCAGCAAATGTGTAGATGTCGTTAGCACCCACTACAAAATGTTTACCATCATATTCTACTACGGCTCCAGTAGTAAGACACCCATACTCATCTGTATTAGGTGCAAAAGACACAGGTGCTGTAGCATTACCAGTAAGACGCATAACGTGTATACTATCTGAACTGTAGATATACATGTTACCTTGTAGTGATTTCATTTCTTGAATAACATTAGTTTCTGACAAAGTAAATTCATCAGCAGTACTAACACCAGCAGCAAACGGATTCCAGTTATTAGGAACAGATCCAGGAACTGCTACATCTGATGTACGAACTACACCTGACAGTCTACGAATAATCTTTGCATTGTTAGTTGAATCTACTTCTGTTAAGTCACCAGCAACTAGCAGGTCTCCAAAAGATTGTACAATCCCTGCACGTACATCTACAATGTTTCTAGATTCAATAGTTACTTTTACAGTATCATTAACACTCAGACCACCCATAACAACAACAGTTGTGTTTGTAGAAGTATCTGTATATATCTGAAAGTTATTACCCGATACAGTAGGGATAGTTCCAGGCAAATTACCAGGAACAAAGTTAGTTCCGTTTACTGTACCTGACCCTGCAGGACTACCTGCTTGTGAAGATTTATTGTTAGTACCTGTAATAATAATTGAGTTAACTGAAAAGTCTACTTTTTGACCAAGATCAAACACAGTGCTATTACCAGTTAAATATGTATCATTATACACTTGTTGTTCTACTTGATAACTATCCCATCCAGGAAGCTCTGCAAGAACAATGTTATTAATATCTGTGTTCCCTGCAGTATCAAGAATGTAATGTGGTTTATCAATACCGTTGTTTAAGATGAATGCAAATCCACCACTAAACAAAGTATGCTGCCAACCGTAGGTTGTAAATGCAAAACCATCAGACATACTAGAAGGTGTGATGTCTTTCTTTGTGCCTATGTGATCTTGGATATAAACCTTTTGACCTACAGTAATACCAGCACGAACATAATCTACTACCCAAATATAATAACAACCGTGAGGTGCTTTGTTGGGGTTTTCCCATACTGCAAAGTATCTAACCTGACCAAACACTTCATTTGCTGGTACAAGATCTTCTACAATATTATTAAGTAGTAGCTCTCCTGATATTTTACGAACTGCACCATCTTTAAATCTAACATTACGTACATCTGTAAATACGTTTGGTGCTAAGGCAACAGGAGGAGTATCAATGATAACCCCTTTCGATGCGATATCGGTAACAGAAATTGTTTCTTCTGCCATGTTACTCCTCCGTTAATTAATTACTAAGCGCACTCTTTTTGGCCTGTAAGCGGGTCGATAAAGCAAGCCTCAACCTTTCCCTCTTCTTCAACCATTTCCTCATTCGTGCTAGATACCTTCTCTTCCGCTTCCACGGTTTCGTTAAAGATACCAAATCGTTTTCCACTGATCCTGAACGTAGTGCATCCCTTCGCCCCGCCCTTCCAGGCATCAACATACACTTGTTTAAAATCTTCATATGACACATCATCTCCCACATTACAAGTTTTAGAACATGCTGAGTCAATATAATGTTGAGACAACAGCAATACCGCTAAGTGATCTTGAACTGAAATATCAGATGATGTCCTCCCTGCTACCCCTCTAGAATAAGCGTAGTCTTCTACACGTTCTACACGAGGCCCTTCAAATGTTTGAATAGTACGATCATAGTAATGACTAAATACAGGCTCTATCCCACCAGTGACATTATCTGCCACAAGGCTGATAGTACCAGTAGGAGCAATACTAGTGAGGTGGCTGTTGCGTATGCCATATTCTCTAATCTCCTTCTTAACAGATGCAGGTAAGGTACGTACAAAGTTAGACTTTAAATACTCTGGACGATACATAGGGAATGCACCTTTTTCTTTTGCTAACAAAGCAGATGCCTTATAACAATTATCTCTTAAACAAGCAAAGACCTTTTCAGTCCAGTTAAGAAAATCAGGAGAGGCGTAAGGGTATCCTAGAAGCTCACCAGCGTTAGCTAAGGCAGTAACACCTAGTCCCATACGTCTTTTGTCTTTAGCCTCATCAGACTGTTCTTTAAGTGGGTATATAGTACGATCAATAATATTATCCATAGCACGTACTACATGTGGAATGTCTTTCTTAAACTGTGTAAAATTAAATGTATAGTTACCAGCACTCTTATCAAGATACTTTACTAGGTTAAAGGAACCTAATAGACATGCACCTTGCGGGGGCAACGGCTGCTCACCACATGGGTTAGTGGCTTCAATAGTCTCACAGTACCATAAGTTATTCATCTCTTGTATACGGTCAATAAACAGAACCCCTGGCTCTGCCCAATCCCAGGTCGAGTTCATTATTTCATCCCATACCATTTGGGCTGATAGAGTGCCACGCACAACACCATCAAACAAAAGCTCGTACTCGGTATTGTTATCCAAAGCTTCCATAAAGGCATCTGTAATCCCGACAGAGATATTAAATCCGGTGAGCTTATCACTGTTGCGTTTAGCACGAATAAAGTCGAGTATGTCAGGATGGTCAATACGAAGGACACCCATTTGTGCTCCTCGCCTGTGACCGCTAGAAGCAATTGTTTGGCACACTGCATCAAAGATCCCCATAAAAGAAACAGGACCAGAAGACTGAGAATCGAGAGAGTTAATATGATCGCCCCGTGGTCGTAGTCTACTAAAATCATATCCAATACCACCACCTTTACGCATAGTCTCTGCAGCTTCTGCAGCACGTTTCATTATAGACTTCATGTTATCTTCAATAACACCACTAACAAAACAATTAAATGCTGTAGTAATACGCCTACTGCCCATAGCGTTTTGGACTCTACCTGCTGGTAGAAACCTCATGTTTCCAAAGATGTCCTCTAGTTCTAATTGATGCTCAGGGGTATCATTAAGTGCCCCTGCCATTCGTTTTACTTTATCATCAAAAGACTCACCCTCTTGACGATACTTCATTGCATCAATCTCTTCAGAAATAGATGTGATTGGTCCAGCGTATTCTACATTTCTCATGGTGTTATTACCTCTTATTTGAATAGATTTTTCCTATAAGGGGTATATACTATTTAACTGCTCTCATCCTTTGTACAAGACGATCAGCACGATTTGTTACTTGTTGATACCATTTACTGTCAACCATTTCTACTGCAGCCCTATGCCAATCACCAGCATCTACCGCAGCTTTCATACCTTTAAACTTACTGAGCCTGGGTCGGCCCATGTTAAACATCATATTAGCAATAATTAATTGGACTTCTTCAGGCAAAACCTGAAAGTTGGGGTATAGCTGTAAGGACTCCGATAACACTGTTTCGACATCTTTAGCGAAGCACTCATTAACTCTATCTTCTGAGACTGGTGTGCCAACTGCCTGTCCGTATTCCATATCGCTAGATAAAATAAGATGACCAATGCCGTGTGTAGGAAGGCCAAGATGATCAAGGTAAATTTCATACTTGCAACCCTCGTCAGTTTTAAGTTCTTCTCTTAATTTATCTATATTCATTTTGTTAGCCTCTTTTGCTTTTCATATGTCCTTAAACCGCCAATTCCCAACATACCGCCTAGGACGGGCAACAACGTGCTCATATCAAACTCAGGTAGGGTAGGTAGCTCAGTACCCGTTAAGGCCACTACAAAGAGCAGGATGGGCTGTAAAACAAAGTGGTAGGCAAAAGCAGAGGCACATACCCAACCAACTGCTGGTCTCCAGCCGCCCTTGAATATAGAGCCTGAAGCAGCTTCAGCTTTGTTTACTTCTATTTGGGCAAGTGCTAACTCTTGTGCGTGTTTCTCACCCATCGTAGCAAGCTCGTGAGCAATCCTTGCTTTCTCGTCAGCGTCAGGAATAAACTTATCTAGTAGTCCTGTAACAGGGCCTATTAGTGCAGATATCATGTTGCTACTCCTGGGGTTTTTATTTCATGGTGTACACACTTATATGCTTGAGGTATATGATCTGGCATTTCATCTATAAATTCACGCATTTCTATTGAACGGGCTACACATTGTTCTCTTGTTTCATACGGACCCCTTGTATCTTCTAACTCAAAACATGTGTTAGGGTTTGATGCTAAACAAACCAATACTAATACTTCAAACATTTTAGTCTCCTCTAAATTGTTACTGCACGAGATACTGATATTGCCATAGCTATAATTATTCCTATAACTGCAACTATGCAACCAGCAGCAATTAATACTTGTTTTATCAAATCATCTCGTTCTTGTGCTTTTATTCTTTGTGCTTTTTTAAATGCTGCTATTCGTTCTTTTTCTTCTCTAATACGTCTAGCTCGTTCATCAACAATTGATTTCCATGTACCATGACCAAATCGCATATCAACTAAGGAAGCTACTTCCTGGAGTTTTTCTGCAGCTAGTCTTGCATCAATAACTTCAGATGCTACACCTCCGATACCTCCAAAGTTATCTACTCCATCTTTTTTATTTCTTTGTTGTTGTACTTGTTTTTCGCCCTCAAACAACTTGTCTATATACCCAGCTATTTCGCTTACATCATTGGCAGTACCAATCATACTTTTGATACCGTCAACCGCACCTTTAACTAAAGCTATACCTGCCATTGTTTCTGCGATCATTTTATTAACCTCACATTTTCATTAAGAGAGAGGATGCTAAACCAACGACTATTATCGTTGATCCCATTATCATTGCTTCAAGTCTCCACAATCTTTTGTCGAGACCTGATAGTTTATCTTCTACAGAAGCATAGCGTACTGCACATTCTTTTTCATGTGCTTCTAGCTCTATAGCAACTCGTAGTTCTGGTGAAACTTCTTGTGACATTTTCATTAGCCAGCAATTTCCATAACTGTAATAGTGGACGGTATTCTTGAAGCATTTTTATTATCTAAGTCATATTGCGTCCTGCCAATATAAAATGTAGCACTACCTGACAGAACTGAACCTTGAAGCTTGTAAGTAATTGCGCTTGTTGTGCTAGGCGAATCTAAGAAATGAATATGGTTAGCACCTCCACTGTAAGAACCTGTGCCAGTTGAAGAATCATAAAGACCAACCATTGAGCCTCGCCCTCTACTTCCCGAAGCATCCCCTTGATAAATTGCAGTAGAGCCTCTAAGAAGTTGCAAAAGCAAATTAGAGTCAGTACCTACAATAGCGCAATGAACCATAATAAGAACTTTGCTTGAAGTTGCTGAAGGGGTTATTGTAACATTTAATCCTGTAATATCAACAAAAGTAGCGCTACTGGCGCTAAAGGTATCGGTTTTAGTTGTGCTAACAACTTGCAATACAGAGCCAGTACGGATAGGAATCCCAGCAGATGTCACTGCGGTGAGAGACTGATTGTTTAATTTTGTAAGTGCCATGTCAGCCTCCTATCCTGCTATTTGTTTATTAATTGTTAAGGTAATCATACACCTATCTCCATTAATACTAAGGATGTAACACCATTAACAGTTCCATTATAATCTTTATTAATAGCATGACTACCAGAGCCAGATTCTGCTTTAACAAATATTTTATAATTGATTGCACTTGTAGTATTAGCAACATCGATATATTGAATTTTTATATTCCCCGATACTCCACTACCAGCATTATGATAATAATCAGAAGCTTCAAAATTAAGTGCTGAACTATCTTTTACTAATTTAGCAGCGTGTTGACCATATGAGGCATGATAAGTGTTAATAGTGGCTTGAATAAGTATAACACTGCTTGTTGAAGACGGAGTTATATTTTGTGACAGCATTTCTGTAAAACTAGTACCGTATGTTGGTGCATCAGTTCTTTGAACATATTTTACTTGTAATATTTTACCAGCACCTGATATTGCTGTAGTACCAGCCGTGTTTTGGATAGAGTCTACTTTTAATATACTTGTCATTTGTATCTCCTATCCTACTAGATAGCCAGAGAACTGGCACTCTACACCGCCACCATAATACGAAGCGTTGGTTGCGTTAAAGGTTACTTTTACAACATCATTTACAGCTAATTGAATTAACAGACTAACTGAGCAAGGAATGTAACCCGATGCAGCAGGTAGATTGGTATAAGAGTACGCTTTAGCAGTGTTATTAACTCTAATGTCTACTTGTCCATTACCAGCGTTACTGGTAACAGCAACATAACCAATATGAGCGTGAAACGAATAAACCCCCGCTATCGGAACAGTAAACTCATTTGAACTTGTTGAAAAATGCGAACCAATATTATGCTGTACACTAGGAAAAGGAATTGGAGATGTTGTCGCAAAACTATTAGTAGTGCCTATTGCTCTAAAGTTAGGTCTAGCTGGTGTAAGAATACGCCCACTACTATCAATAGTAGCCGCTGTTGTTCCGTTAGTATGCTGGAGGTTTTCCACTCCGATTATTGAAGCCATATTATCCTCCTATCCTAAATCCACTCATAAAAAAGCCTATAGCTTGAGATGGTGGATACGTAGCCAAAGTTGAACCTTGATCGTGAAACATATCTAACTCAAGAAAATCACCACTGTTAAATTGGTATATAAAACTAAATGTTGGGTAAGCATAAGTGCTAGTTGTTTTACCAATTTCAAAGTAGCTAATATAAGGGCCGGTACTCATACTACCTTCTTTACGTAGCCAATACCCAAGTCTATTAGCCGTTGCATTGTTTACTTTACCACCAAGGTTAACTTGATATACGCCAGCAGTTGTTGCATTAAAAACAATTTTATTATTAGTAAGGTCTGCAAAATTATGAGTATCTAAAACGGTATCGTTAAATTCAGCTCTAGTATATGTGGAAGTCAAAATTGATTGCGCGCTTGTATTTCTTATGAGGAAATGAGGCAGTTTCAGAAACGTATAACCACTGCTATCAATTGTCATAGCGTCTGTTGAACCAGTTTTACTGGCAATGTTATCTACATATAACTTACTCATATTACACCACCGTGAATGTGCCGTTGATAGTCAACGTAGCTGCAAGTGTAAATGGTCCTGCTACAAGAGCGTTCTCACCACTGGCAATCGTTGTATTATCTGTAAGGCTGTTAGGGTTAACACGAATATTAGCAAGACCACCACGACTGATAGTGCTACTAAGCTTTGCTGTAGTAACTGTCCCATCCGCTGGTACTGTACTGTTACCTACTTCTCCTAGTGCAAGGATATAATCAATGCTATCTGAAGCAGATAAGTTAGAGGCAAACACAATGTTGCTACCACTGACACTATAAGCATCATTAGGTGCTTGTGTTACACCGTTAAGAGATACAATCAAAGACTCTGCGTTAGCTGGTGTAAATGCAGCACTGTTGTAAGTGAGTGC